ACAACAGAAATGGTAGATGCAGGTGTCGGTATGGCACAAATAATGTCGGTTACAGGACATGCTAACCCACAATCAGTACAGCCGTACCTAAAAAATACATTGGCAAGTGCAGATAGGGCATTGACCGACAGAAAAATACATGCTATAAGCATAGCAAGTGCCGCAAAGGAAAGTGATTAATACATGAATACTATATATAACATTATAAGTGATATTAATATACCTAATGGTAGTACAAAGAGAATGAATTGTCCTAACTGTAAAGGGTACAAGACATTCACTGTGACTAATAACATGGGTAATCTTGTTTGGAATTGTTACAAGGTATCTTGTGGTATCAAAGGTGGTACTCGTGTACACTTGACATCCGAAGACATACGTGCTAGTCTTCGTGGCACTTCCGATAAGAAGGAAGTTAAGTTTGTATTACCTGAGTACATTGTACCACATGGTAATAACAAGGATGTCATACAATGGACAGACCAATGGCAGATAGATGCTGATGAACTTGGTCTTATGTATGATGTCAAAGAACATCGTGCTGTATTCCCTGTGATGCATGATGGTGAGATGGTGGATGCCACGGGGCGTTCACTCTCTGGTCGCTTACCTAAATGGAAGCGGTATGGGAATGGTGGCTTGCCTTATTCGTATGGGTATGGTAGAGTCGCTGTAGTTGTTGAGGACTGCGTGAGTGCTGCAGTTGTTGGTAGTGATGTATTAGTTGGGGTAGCTGTGTTGGGTACGTCACTGTCAGAATTACACAAGAGGTATCTCATGCAGTTCTCGACAGCAATTATTGCGCTAGACCCTGACGCACTGACTAAGACCCTAGCGTTTGCAAAAGAATTACGAGGCTATGTATCTGACGTGAAGGTACTCAGACTAACAGATGACCTCAAGTACCGTAACCCTAACGACATGACCAACTTACACAGCATAGGAGAATAAGAATGGAACTATCACTAATACGCAGTCTAATGGACAGGGAGTTCTACACAGAACATCGTGGCGCACGTTGCCCTGACAGACTATTCAGTGCTGATGCACGTAAGATTAAGCAGACGATTGATACCGCAATGGATAGGTATGAGCGTACTGTAACACCTGATGAGATTGAGGCATTGTTCATGTCAAACAATCCGACTATGACTACGGCACAGAAGCAAGCCTACTCTGCCTTGTTCGGTAGCATTAAGAAAGAAACCCCAATGGGTAGTGACATTGCACAAGAGGTACTGTCTAAGCTATTCCAGCAGGTAGTGGGCGAGGACATTGCCAACCTTGGCTTTGACTATGTGAACGGTGACAAGACAACACTTGAACCACTACGTAACTTGATGGAGATGTATGGTGATGACTTCACGCCTAACCTAAAGGTAGAGTGGGAAGACATTGACCTAGAAACTCTGATGTCTAAGGCTGACCTTGAGGCACGGTGGACGTTTAACATACCCGTACTTACACGTAAGGTAGAGGGTGTCAATGCAGGACATCTGATTGAGGTAGGTGCTAGACCTAATACAGGTAAGACATCCTTCCATGCATCACTGATTGCTAGTCCTAACGGCTTTGCACAGCAGGGTGCCAACTGCATCATCCTCTGTAATGAGGAAGGATACCACCGTGTGGGTGCCAGATATTTGACAGCGGCTACAGGCATGACCATGCAGGAGATTAAGCAGAACCCTGCCAAGGCACGTGAGTTGTATGCACCTGTCAAGGAACGCATCAAGATTAAGGATGCTACTGGTCGGGATATGAATTGGGTAGAAAGCATTTGCAAAGCGTACAAACCTGATGTAGTATTGCTGGACATGGGCGACAAGTTTGCCAAGGGCGGCTTCGCCAGACAGGATGAGTCACTAAAGGCTAACGCAGTACACGCTAGACAGATTGCCAAAGAGCATGAGTGTGCTGTGTTCTATATGTCTCAGCTATCAGCAGAGGCAGAGGGTAAGGTTCTATTGAACCAGTCGATGATGGAAGGTTCACGTACAGGTAAAGCGGCAGAGGCTGACCTAATGATATTGATTGCTAAGAACCCGCCTGTACAGGAAAACAATGAAGAAGAGGATAATATGAGACACTTAAACGTAGTGAAGAATAAGTTGTCAGGTTGGCATGGTAAGGTACATTGTCAACTTGACTACAAGACAGCGAGGTATGAAGGATGAAGCTAACACTAGACGTAGAGAATACAACAACAGAACGAGATGGTAAGATGCACCTTGACCCCTTTGAGGCAGGTAACTCTCTTACTATGATTGGTATGTTGGATGACCAAGGCAATGAGTATTCAATTACCTTTGACCACAACGATGTAGACCCTACACCTGATGGTCACTCCATTGTACAACACAACCTAGACAAGGCCACTGTACTCATTATGCATAATGCTGCATATGATTTGACATGGCTATGGGAATCTGGCTTCAAGTATGATGGCCCTGTCTTTGACACTATGCTGGGTGAGTATGTATTACAGCGTGGTATTAAGGAGCCGCTATCTCTTGAGGCTTGTGCTGAACGATACGAGTTAGACACTAAGAAGCAGGACACACTCAAGGAATACTTCAAGCAGGGATACTCTACCTGTGAGATACCACACGATGAGTTATCTGAGTACTTGAGTGCTGACCTACAGGCTACACAGCAACTGTCTGACAAGTTAATGCTACGTCTTAACAGTGTAGAGGATGCAGGGCTGATGCCTACCGTTACCCTAACTAATGAGGTGGCTGTATGCCTAGCTAAGATATACAGCAGGGGTTTCTCTGTTGATGTATCCAAGCTGGATGAGGTACGCCAAGAGTTTGAAGCAGAGAAGAAGGAGTTACTTGATGCATTACAAAAGCATGTTCGTAGTCTTATGGGTGATACACCTATTAATCTTAATAGTCCAGAGCAACTCTCTTGGGTTATATACTCTCGTAAGGTAGACGATAAACTACATTGGGCTAATAGCATTGACCCATACATGGACGATGCTTCCTTCCGTAGCCTAACAGCTACTGGTACAACACGGTTATACAAAACCAAAGCAGAGCAGTGCGGTGATTGCAGTGGCACTGGTTATATTAGAAAGGTAAAGAAAGATGGAACTCCTTTTGCAAAGCCAAATAGATGTGTGGCATGTAATACTAGCGGTTATAATTTCGTACCTACTAGTGATGTGGCAGGGCTAAAGTTTAAGCCACCATCTGCTAAGTGGGCTAGTGCCAATGGCTTCAGTACCTCTAAGCAGAACCTACAGTTACTACAGAGTTCAGCTAGAGCAAAGGGTATGGACGATGCGGTTGACTTCTTAGGCAAGGTAAGCCGACTGAGTGCCGTTGATACATACCTATCATCATTCGTGGGTGGCATCGCCAACTACACTAAGAGTGATGGTAAGTTGCATGTTAGTTTGTTACAGCATCGCACGTCTACAGGTAGACTATCAGGTGCTAACCCTAACATGCAGAACATGCCACGGGGTGGTACGTTTCCTGTTAAGAAGGTATTCGTATCACGTTTCAAGGGCGGCAAGGTATTAGAAGCTGACATGGCACAGCTTGAGTTTCGTACCGCCGCTTTCTTATCACAAGATGGAGTAGCAATTGAAGAAGTATCTACTGGATTTGATGTACACTCATATACCGCTAAAGTTATTAGTGATGCTGGTCAGCCTACGAGTAGACAGGATGCGAAAGCGCATACGTTTGCTCCACTCTATGGCGCAACAGGATACGGCAGAACACCAGCGGAAGCAGCGTACTATGAACACTTCACAGAGAAGTACAAAGGTGTTGGGTCTTGGCATACCCAACTGGCTAAAGAGGCTGTGAACACACTAAAGATAACCACACCTTCTGGCAGAGAGTTTGCTTTCCCTAATGTATATCGTAAGGCAAGCGGCAGGGTGTCACACTTTACGCAGATAAAGAACTACCCTGTTCAGTCATTTGCTACAGCAGACATTGTGCCAATTGCTTTACTTCATATTGATAAACTGCTTGACACTATGCAGTCATGTGTGGTAAATACAGTACATGATAGTATAGTTATTGACGTACATCCTGACGAAGAGAGAAAGGTATTAGACATTATTAAACAGACAAACAATGACTTACCTAATTTGATTACACTAAGATGGGGCATACAATTCAATGTACCCTTGTTACTTGAATCAAAAATAGGTGATAATTGGCTTGACACAAAGGATGTAAGCTGATATAACTACGGAACTTTCAACAATATAGGAGTAATAGAATGACACAAGTAACTACCATTGATACCAATAACTTTGCTGCTATGGCACAGGCTATGGGTATTGCAAGTGAGGCTAACAAGAAGGAGAAATCTAGTAGCCTTCCTCGTCTGAGAATCAATCATGCACCTATCATGGGTACAGCAGATGTTAACGGCAAGAAGGTTAACATGGAAGTAGTACCGGGTGGTACATACAAACTTGAGATTCCAGATGGGCCTACCTACTACGCTGAGTCCGTTAACATTCGTACATTCCTACAACGGTTTATGTACAAGAAGTTTGTTAAGGGTCATGGCGATACACCAAATCAGTTTGTCAAGACATTGATGGCTGATAGTCTTAATGTAGACCTAAAGGATAACTCCGGTGGGTTCAACTGTGGCAAACCTGCAGGTTACATCCAAGACTTCAAGGCTCTACCTGAGAAGACACAAGAGTTAATCAAACAGATTAAACGTGTGCGTGTCCTCATGGGTACAGTCGAATTGATTAACCCTACTGACGAAAAGGGTAATCCTGTTGACATCACAACTTCTTCCTTCATCTGGGAGATTGATAATCGTGATGCCTTCAAAACCTACGGTGACATCTTAGCTAAACTTACTAAGATGCAACGACTACCTGTTCAACATAACATTGAGTCTGGTACAGAAGAACGTAAGTTACCTAATGGTAGTAGCTTCTTCTTGCCTACGGTTTCTGTTGATGCTACTAAGACAATCGAACTTAGTGAGGCTGACCAGCAATTGTTTAGTGACTTCGTGGCGTGGGTTGACAACTACAACACATACATCGTTAACACATGGGCTAAGAAAGCAAATGCTCACATGGAAGATGATGACGTTGATGTAGTAGATGACATCGTTGACATTGACATTGACGAAGAAGAGGTAGCATAATGAACCACCCTGCTGAACTGGCGTTACATCAGTACATGGACAATGCTGTTAAAGGCAAGTCCACTATGGCTGACACTACCATTAAACAGGTAGCTGCAGACATTGAGGAAGCACTGTCACGTCAGTTCGGTAGTGGGAAGAAGCGTGGAGACTTTCGGCTTCGCATGTCTAATGTTGGCAGGTCTACCTGTCAGCTATGGTATGATAAGAACAAGCCGGAAGTCGCTCTTCCTATGCCTACAACATTCATTATGAACATGATGCTTGGTGATATAGTCGAGGCTGTATTCAAGGGTCTACTAAAGGAAGCAGGAGTTAAATATGAAGAGCCGGAACACGTTACTTTGGAATTGGATAATGAAACATCCGTTAATGGAACGTATGATATTGTTATTGACGGTGCCGTTGATGATATTAAATCCGCATCTAATTGGTCTTATACTAATAAGTTTGATTCTTATGAGTCATTAGCAGGTGGTGATAGCTTCGGCTACATAGCACAGCTTGCAGGTTATGCAAAGGCATCTGGTAAGAAAGCTGGTGGCTGGTGGGTAGTGAACAAAGCTAATGGTGCATTCAAGTACGTACCCGCTACTGGATTAGATGTAGATGCAGAGGTTGCTAAGATACAGGAAGTACATAATACCGTAGAGAAGAATGAGTTCAAGCGGTGTCACGAGCCTGAGATAGAAACCTTTCGTGGTAAGCCTACAGGCAACAAGGTACTAGGTGTACACTGTGGCTTCTGTTCTTACCGTTATGATTGTTGGCCTACACTGAAGGAACTACCTGCAGTTATGTCACAAGCAAAGTCTCCTAAGACTATGAACTATGTAGAGTTGGATGAGAAATACAATGCCTCTTGACGCAAAGCAGTTTAAGGCGGCAAGGAAGTATGGGTATCGGTCAGGTTTAGAGGTTAAGATTTCTGACTATCTTAAAGAAAGAGACATTGACTTTGGTTATGAATGTGTTAAGATAGAATGGGAAGACCTAGCCTACCGTACCTATACACCAGACTTTGTTCTGCCAAATGGTATCATAATAGAGAGTAAGGGTATGTTCACTGCTGCAGATAGACGCAAACATCTTGCTATACAGAAGCAGCATCCTGACTTAGACATTAGGTTTGTCTTTGAAAACAGTAGACGTAAGCTACGCAAAGGTGCCAAGTCTACATACGCTGAGTGGTGCATCAAGTATAACTTCTTATACTATGACCGCATCATTCCAGAAGATTGGCTAAAAGAAAAGGGTAAGAACACACATGCTAGTTTCATAAAGTTCAAAGGTAACAAAGTAAAAAGGAGAAAATAATATGACAGAGCCAGAGTTAACCTCACTTGAAGGTGAAGACTTTGTATTAAGAATACGTCCAGAGACAGATGAAGATGGTGAGTGGACAGGTGAGATTGACATGGCTATTATAACACAGCCGGATAACAATCTAGGAGATGAAGACTACTCACAAATCATGCACTTCTGTAAGATGTTAGCTAGTACTGTACCTGTAATGGAATTAAACGAAGACTTTAGGGAAATGGTACACCGCTATGTTATGACTATGAAAGATATAGAATATGATGTAGACTTAGAAGACGGGCCTAAGATTATAGGAGAAGAAGGTAATGTAATAAAGATTGATTTCAACACTAAAACAGAAGGGAGTGCATGATGGACCAGCTAAGACACGAAGAGTATATGAAGCAGATGGAACTGGCAGAGCAAGCCGCTAAAGAAGCATACGGTAATGTTGATATGGTCAACAGTCCACCACACTACAATGCATCAGGTATAGAATGTATTGATGCCCTTCGTGCTGCGCTGGGTGAGGGATTTGAGTTCTACCTACAAGGTAATGTAATGAAGTACTTGTGGCGGTACAGATATAAGAATGGCACACAAGACTTAGAGAAAGCTGCTTGGTATCTAAACGTATTGACAACAGAAGTAGAGGGGCTGTATGATGATAAGAGTTAAGATGTTTGTCACGATAGATATAGACCCCGAAGATTATGCTATACCTGCAGACGGTCAGGTGGGTGAAGAGATTGAGGACAGCCTAAGAGAGTACTTCTATGATATAGAAGGTGCAGATATTAAAAACGTAAGAACAGTACAGGAGTGATACAGATATGTTAAGTAACCATTTACCAACAGACTACCAGAACTTCATAGCGTTATCTCGTTATGCAAGGTGGAAAGAAGATGAACAAAGACGTGAGACATGGAGTGAAACAGTCACACGATACTTTGAT